TATCAGCAGACATATCTATAAGGTTACTTGCTTTCATTTCCCAAACAGTCTTATAAGTCATTTTAATATCTTCTGGTATTTCGGATATTGTTTGAATAGAACCATTATTTTGAATCATTTTAATTCTAATTTCATCATTCCACAAATCTAAATTTATTAAATCTTCTACCAAGTGTCTGTTCACCAAAACAAACTCTCCTGATAACACATTTCTTTTATATAAATTATTTGTAAATGGCTCAAAACATTCATTGTTACCTAATATCTGAGCAGTAGATGCGGTAGGCATAGGAGCAACTAGTAAAGAATTTCTAACACCATACTTAATAACAGACTTTTTTAACTTAGACCAATTCCACAATCCAGATAATTCATCTTCTTTTACTCCCCACATATCATATTGAAACACACCATTTGATACTGGAGAACCTTTGAAAGAAGAGTAAGCACCAAATGTTTCTGGAGTTTCTGAGTTAATTGCAGATTCTTCTTTGTATATAGACTTTGAAATGTCATTTGATGCTGTCATTGAGGCAAAATATATAGTTTCAAATATATCTTTATTCAACTTCTTTGCAGCTTTTGACTCAAATGGAATTCCTAAAAGAGCAAATGTATCAGCCATACCCTGAACGCCTAAACCTATAGGCCTATGTCTCATGTTAGACTTTTTAGTCTCTTTAGTTGGATACCAATTAACATCTATTACTCTATTTAAATTTAAAGTCGCCTGGTATGTGACTTCATAAAGTTTTTTGAAATCGTAAGTTCTAAGAGTTTTATCTTTAGATTTAACCTTCCCAGTTGGGATATCAACCATTTTAGGAAGAGCTATAGAAGCTAAGTTACAAACAGCCGTTTCGTCTGGTGTGCTTACTTCCATAATTTCAGTACATAAGTTAGATGATTTAATAACACCTATATTCTTTTGATTACTTTTCTTGTTTGCAGAATCTTTATACAATATATATGGGGTTCCAGTTTCTATTTGAGCCTCCAAAACCTTACCCCACAACTCTCTAGCCTTCATTACCTTTTTACCTCTTCCTTCTGATTCGTATTTTTCATATAACTCAGTAAATGATAAACTAACTTCTGATTCATTTAAAATTAATCCTTCTTCATCATATTCAGGATAAACATCATAAACATCAGAAAGGCCGGGGCACTCATTTGGACACATCAATGTCCAATTTCCATCATCTTTAACTCTTTGCATAAATAAGTCTGGTGTCCATAGTGCCAAAAACAAATCTCGTGCTCTCTCCTCTTCTTTACCGTGATTCTTTCTTAAGTCAATAAATCCTTCAACATCAAAATGCCAAGGCTCTAAATAAATTGCAAAAGAACCCTTTCTTTTTCCTCCTTGATTTATCCATCTAGCAACTTCATTATAAGTTTTTAACATAGGAAGTAAACCATCCGAATGACCTCCCGTACCTTTTATATATGAACCTTTAGACCTTACATCATGTACGTGAAGGCCAATGCCTCCAGACCATTTTGATATTTTTGCAACATCTTTTAAGGTGTCAAAAAGTGAATCTATATCATCACCCTTATTTGCAACCAAAAAACAAGAAGAAAGCTGCGGTTTAGGTGTGCCAGAATTAAATAAAGTTGGAGTTGCATGTGTAAATTGACCTGTAGAAAGTAGTTCGTAGGTCTTTTGAACCTCTTTTAAATTATCGCCCCAAATACCTAAAGCCACTCTCATATACATATGCTGTGGGGTCTCAACAACTTTTCCATTTATTTTCAACAAATAAGACCTCTCTAGAGTTTTAAATCCAAAATATTCAAAATCTAAATCTCTATCATGAATAATCATAGATTCAATTTTTTTAACATTTGACTTTACCACATGTAGCAACTCTTCAGAAATCAAAGGAGCATGCTCTCTTGTTTTAGGGTCTATATTGCTATATAAGTTCTCAATAGTATCTTTAAATGATTTTTTTGTTTCTTTCTTAACAGAAGTTAATGCTATTCTAGCTGCCAATATTGAGTAGTCGGGATGTATTCTAGTTAAAGATGCAGAAGTTTCTGCCGCTAACGTATCCAATTCTCTAGTTGTAACACCGTCATAAACTCCCGCAATTACTTTTTTGGCAATTTCCATATAATCAACGTAATCTTGGTCTAAGCCATATGTTTGTTTTTTAATTCTTGCCGATATTTTATCAAATTTTACTGACTCCTCTGAACCATCTCTTTTTATTACTTTCATCTCTTATTTTTTAATTACATTAAAATTCATCTTCTCCTCCATCAAAACTAATACTGTTTTCTGAAACGTCTCCACCAACACCAGACTTAGCATAGTCTCCAACTCTTTTTTCAAAAAAGTTTGTTTTATTTTCAAGAGCTATATTTGACATAAAGTCAAATGGATTCTTAGTTCCAAAAATAGGACTGCAATTTAAATCAGACAGCAAAACATCTGCAACATACTCTAAATATTCAGACATTAACTTTGAATTCATTCCAATCAAACTAACTGGCAGAGACTCTGTAATAAACTCTTTTTCAATTTCTAAAGCTGAATTTATAATCTCTTTAATTCTATCTTTGGGAACTTTATTTATGATATGATTATTGTGTAAATGAGTTGCAAAATCACAATGAAGAGCCTCATCTCTAGATATTAACTCATTAGAAAAACTTAGCCCCGGCATCAGCCCTCTGCTTTTTAGCCAAAAAATTGAACAGAAAGAGCCTGAGAAAAATATTCCCTCTACTGCAGCAAATGCAATTAACCTTTCAGCAAAACTATCTGAATCAATCCACTTTAAAGCCCATTCTGCTTTTTTCTGTACCGCTGGTATAGTTTCTAAAGCATTGAATAATCTGTCTTTTTCATCTTTGTTTTTTACATATGTATCAATTAATAGTGAGTAAGTTTCAGAATGTATATTTTCCATAGCTATTTGAAATCCATAGAAAAACTTTGCTTCTGCATATTGAACTTCACTAACAAAGTTTTCAGCTAAATTTTCATTAACAATTCCGTCAGATGCGGCAAAAAATGCTAAAACATTTTTTATGAAATACCTTTCATTATCGTTTAATTTTTCCCAATCGACTAAATCTTGTTGTAAATCAATTTCTTCAGCAGTCCAAAAGCTTGCTTCAGCCTTTTTGTAAAACTGCCAAATATCATCATGTTGTATAGGAAAAACAACAAACCTATTTGGGTTTTCTTTTAATATTTTTTCTTCTAAAATTTCTACTTTGTTTTCTAGCGTTTTTTCGTTCATATTTTTATTTTATTTTTATTTTTATTTTATTTAGTCAACACAAATATAACAATAGTACTTTCTTTACCAAAAATAATATCTACTTTTTAAAGTTTTAAGCTTTAGATATTTTTTCAATATCTAAACCAGAAATATTTGACAATCCAAAATTGGATTGATTTACATCTTGTAAAACTCTTATATCTAAATTAGAAGTGTCAAAATGTAAATCAATAGTAAACCCATCTTCTCCATTTCTATTTTTTAATATCATCATTTTAGCCTTATTTACAGCTTTATCCTCTTCTGTTCTACCTATACCCAATATTAAATCAGCCGTTTGCGCTTTACCCAAACTTTCACTAATAACTCTTAAGTCAAACTTTGGAGAGTTAATAGCTTCTCTATTTGCTTGAGTGGCAGTCCAAATTGGAATATTTAACTCCATAGCCATAGCTCTCAACGTCTCATATATACTAGTTAAATTATATCTTCTTTCAGAGTACTCAGACGTTGATTTCATAATATCTGCATAATCAACAAATAAAACATCTGGCTTTATTCCATGGTCTCTTTGTAATGATTGCAAGTGAGCCCTTAAAGTATTTACAGACGCTGTGCCAGTTGGAAACTCTTTTATAAACAATTGCCCTCCTTTATTTTTTATGTACTGAGATGTTTCTCTAATTTTATCAACATATTCAGTAACATATTTTAAAGGTATATTATTAAGGGCAGCATCAAACCTGTGGCCTATTTTTTCTTCTTTCATTTCTAAGCTGTAATAAACAGCTTTTTTACCATCTAACATTGCATTACTAGCTAATTTAACAAGGCCCATAGATTTACCACCTCCTGTAGGGGCTAGTATAATTGCAAGTTCACCACCTGCAAGACCTCCTCCTATAATGTTATCTAAACCTTCCATAGCAGCAACTGGCTCCCTATTTTCTGTTACAAGCCTCTTTTCTACATCATCCAAATAATTATGACCACTACTTTTTGGCTCACCCAACTTTAAGCTGTCTCCTATTATGACAGAAATGTTATCATAATCTTCTAGCTCCCAAGCTTTTGCAGCTTTTAACAACCCCTTTTTTAAGCCTTGTCTTTTACAAAATTCTAAACTAACTTCTTTAACAAATTTTTGGTCGTTATGCTTATATTTAGAAATTATATCTATCAGCTCAATTAACTGCTCTTGCTGTATTCCAACTTCTTTATATTTAATTAAACTAATTAGAGTTTCATAGTTTGGAACAAAATTGTATTTAGCTATATATTTTGATATGTGCTGAAATAAAATCTTGTGCTGTATATTGTCAAAATGTTTAGCATATAGAATGTCTAATATTTGCTGAGAAAACTCTTCATCTTCAACAAAGCACTTGATTAGCTTAGTTTGAAAACTAGGTTCTTTCATTGCTTCCTTTCTGCCAGAGTAATCATCAACACCTTCAAAGGCGTCAATTATTTCATTAGCATTTAAATCTTTTATTTCTACGTTTTTTTGCATTAATATCTGTTGAAGTGTTAATAAATAAGTTTTTTTTTAATTGTTGTTTTTAATTTGTTTATATTGTTTTTCACCATAAACTCTACAAAGTCTGAAAGCGGCTTTTATGGTTTATAAGTTACTTTTTTGCTCTTTCTAAAATCTTAGAAGAGTAATCTTTTTCTTTGGAAATCAATCTATTAAAAGGTCTAAAAAATAAAGATAAATCATTATTAAAAATATGCATGCTAAAACCATCTTTAACCAACATATTCATGGCGTTATTTATACCTCTCTCCTGTTCTACGGAAGGCATTATAATTATACAATCAAGTATTTCAGTTACCTCATCAATAGCTTTTTGATTTACCATAGGATTTTTTAAGTTCATCAACTCTCTATTTAACTCTATAACCTGTCTACCATTAATTATTTGTTCATATATTTTCAAGGGCTTTTCCTCATGTTTTTCCCTTGCCTCTTTAATGAGCTCATCTAATGTGTACCTTTCTTCAAAAAACCTGGGGAAATATGTTTTCATTTTTTTCATGCCTACACCTTTTAGTCCAGAAATACAATCAGAAGTATCCCCTTCTATACACTTGGCAAACAATGCGTTTTCGTGTGTGTATCCAAATATTTCCTTAAAATTTTGAATTGTTATAACCTTTCCGTCTGAGGGTCGTATTACACACACATCCTCATCAACTAATTGGTGAAAATCTTTGTCGCTACTATATATTATTACACTCTCATCTTTTGACTTGTTTTTAACGTACAACCCTAATAAATCATCTGCTTCTACATATTCAACCTCAACTTGCCTTACACAAAGTTCTTCAAGATAGTTTTTTACTTTTATTTTCTGTTTTAAAGTGCTGTACTTTCTCTGTCTTTCCTCATCTATTTCATCATCAGTAAAGTAGTAAGATTCTTCATCCCAAGACTTGTTTCTGTTACCTTTGTATAAAGGATAAATTTTCTGCCTAAAAACACCAGACATAATTCCATCCCAAAAAACAACGACTCTATCTGGCATAGTTTTATCAACAATAGACCTTAAGCTATCTAGAAAACCGTAAGAACCTCCACAATGCTCACCTTTAGAAAAAAGGTCTTGCCTTTTCATGAAGTTTCTTTTAAGATTCCATTCGCCATCTATTAATAGAACTTTTTTCATTATTTGCCGCTATACTTTTTCCAATCTTCATCAAATCTTAATTCCCAGTCAGACCTATGTTCTTTTTTATAATTATTTAAGTCAGCAGTAGTATCTCTCACGAACCCGTGGGCAGTACATAATATTTTATCTTTTACAGATATATTTGTAATGTGATTTTTCTCTACAACAATAGCTGTTTTAATAGCAAAAGACACATTAACACCCTCTTTGGTAGCGTAAACTTTAGTAGAATTTGAAAGAATACCTCCCATTCTAACAATAAGACTTGCTGCTTTTGTAATACCTTTACCTCCATAGGGAGTTAGAGTGTTAGCAATAGTTCCTTCGTATGCATGGTTCACAATTAGCAAACTTGCACTATAAGGAAAATCTGCACGTTTTGTTGCAGATATTTGCTTTTCAATAACTCTGTGTATTTGTTGGGTTAAAACTTTTGCTGTTTTCATAATTGCTCCATCAACCTCTTTTTCAATAGCTTCTCTTTCTGCTTTACTTACTACATTTCCAATCGAATCTATAATCACTAAAATGTCAGTAGGTAAATTACCTTCCCTCTGGTCTTTCAGTCTATCTCTAACAAATTTTGTAATATCTTCAACCTCCTCAATAGAGTCCACATAAATCATATCTTCTTGAGATATACCCATTTCTAAAGCATGACTCCAATTGAACTTCTTTTCAGTGTTTACGAAAATTGGTAAAATATCATTATCAATTGCACCCTTAGCAGCTTCAAGGGCTAAAGTAGATTTACCAGAATCAGGGTGACCATAAACCATAGTTACACCATACATGGGGATGCCAGGCAATTGTGTTGTATCTTGATATGCTCTACTTAGAGGAATCCACTCATCTTCTTTATATATAACCTCTTCTATGTCTAACTTTTGTCTATAATCAGTTATAGAAAAAGTCTTTTTTGATTTTACTTTTGGCGTATCATCTTTATCAGTGTTTATTTTTGATTTTGTCATTTTTAAATGTTTTAATTATTATATTTTTAATCTTCAGTATTTGATTGATTGATGTTCATTGATTTGTCTAGTATTTTCTTTATAGCATCATAAGGTAATTCTATAAAAACTTCATTTAAAGGCTTAACTAAACTTCTTAATGTATTCGTCTTTTCTTCATCTGGCAACCCGTGATGGTCTACCATTAATGGAGATTTAACTGGGACTGGCATCAGGCTTGCAGTATCAGAGTCCATAGGAAATGTAATATTAATATCATTACCTTGAGAAACATGAGAAATGTCTCCGTAATATTTGTTTTTATAAAATCCTGCAATAGTATTTAATACCGTCTTAGAAAATCCCCACCATTTTGGACCCTCATTCTCCTTGCCTCTTATTACTACTGGTAAAAAGTGTCTAGTTTTAGCTATCCTTTTCTTTTTGTCATCACTATCTGGCTGAGTGTTAAGATGTTCACAAATAGGGCAAGGTCTACCATATGCAGATGGGCATACAACCATTTTTGAAGTACCTATATTCCAATGAAAATCAATTTTTTGATAAGCCTTACCTTCTAGCGGAGGGACTATCCTTAACTCCTCTCCTTCTGATGGTAATTTACCTTTTTTGGGATTATAAGTAACTTCTCTTAAGTCTACTTTTACTCTGTTGTTTTTATCTGTAAACGAGTTAGCCTCTTCTACATCACTTAAAAACTGTTCAACATTCATCCCTTGACTTATGGGAATCTGATTTGAATTAGTTCCCCCAAATTCTACATTTGAGGGAACATTACTTCCTTCTTTCATTTTTCTCTTTTTAAAGTTTTAATCAGTCTAAAATGCCATTTTGGCTTGTTGGTGACCGTGTAAACAACTCTCTTTTTTAGAGTGTATTCATAAATAGAAATGTTTTTTTATTTCTTATTACAAAGAAAAAGAAAAAAATAACAAAATGCAATATATCTAAACAGAAAATAAAACTACTTTTCAACAATATTTTTCAAATGTTGAAAACATAATTTAGGAAGTACATTCCATATAGTTTTTACCAGAAGAAAAATCAATATCAAAAACCATATCGTTATACTTAGAGAGTATATTTGTAATTTGACCTATAGAATTTATATCGTCTGGGTGTATGTCCATAACAAAAGAATCATGCACCTGAAACATAAATGAAGATTTACTATTTTTTATCCATAATTTTAACTCTTGTATTTTATCAACAACTATTTCAGTAGCTGTGGATTGTACGTAATTATTAAAAGCTGCGTAAGACTTGTTTGGTTTTATTAATGTGCCAAAAGGATTTATTATGTACCCAAGCTCTTTGTATACGTTATTTATATACTCTGAAGTAGTTAATATAGGAGATAAAAATGCTTTAACATTATTCAAACATGTATCTTCATCATAATTTTCAATTTTTGAAATTATATTTTTTATTAATTTATCTCCTCCACCATACAGAATGGCGTGATTTACGTCTTTTGCAACTTTTCTATGCTTCTTAGTAATTTCTACATCACCAAACATTGCTTTTGCAGTATTATAATGCAAATCTGAATTCATGTTTTTTAATATAAACTCTTCATCTCTAGATAAGTACATAGATAACCTAGTTTCAAAAGATTTATAATCAAAAACTATTATAGTTCCACCTTCATATCTTGATATTATTTGATTTCTTATATCACTGTCTTTAGGAAGCATTTGTGGATTAAACGAGTCTACACAATTGATTCTGCCAGTTATAGTTCTTTTATCAGAATATCTTAACATCAAATATTTTTTTCCATCATCCCAAGTACTTCTAACTCCGTCTGGCACCTTGAAATTCGCATTAAAATATATTTTATTGGTAGAAAGCCAAGAAGTTGTTTTGTCTTTTACGGTTTGCCTCATACATGAGTTTAATTCATCTTTTGTAACTTT